CAGGAAGACCGCAAGAAGATTGATCAGGCGGAGCGTGTTAAGCAGTTTATGAATTACTATCTGACTAATGTCATGGAGGATTACACGCCTGACATGGATCAGATGCTGTTTTATTTACCGTTAGCGGGCAGTACGTTTAAGAAGGTGTATTACGATGAGAATCTGGGTCGGATTGTATCTAAGTTTGTTCCTGCGGAGCATCTTGTGGTTCCTTACGAGACTTCAGATTTGGAGACATGTCCGAATGTAACACAGGTTGTAAAGATGGATTTGAACGATTTGCGCAAGATGCAGGTCGGGGGATTTTATTTAGACATACCTGTGATTCCTGCGCAGCAGGAGATGGACAATGTGACGGAGGAAGTGAACAGAATCGGAGGTTTTGAGCCGTCACAGATAGATTATGACTGTACTTTGTTGGAATGCCACGTTGATTTGGACCTAGAGGGTTACGAGGATACGGGGGAAGATGGCGAACCAACGGGCATTAAATTGCCTTATGTGGTGACGATTTCGCAGGATAACGGGCAAATATTGTCTATTCGGCGAAATTATCGTGAAGAAGACGAGATGCGTAAGAAGATCAATTACTTTGTGCATTACAAGTTTTTGCCGGGGTTTGGTTTTTACGGATTGGGTTTGATTCACACGATTGGCGGACTCTCTAGGTCTGCCACGGCGGCACTGAGGCAGTTGATCGACGCGGGTACGTTGTCCAACCTCCCTGCGGGTTTCAAGGCCCGCGGACTACGTATCAGAGACGATGACGATCCTCTTCAGCCTGGGGAGTTCCGTGACGTGGACGCTCCAGGTGGGGCTATTCGGGATAGTCTCATGCCGCTACCTTTTAAGGGTCCCGACCAGACACTGTTTAATTTGTTAGGGTTTGTGGTTCAGGCGGGTCAGCGGTTCGCGACTATTACTGACATGAAGGTTGGCGACGGTAATCAGCAAGCTGCTGTTGGCACAACGATAGCTATGTTGGAGCAGGGTTCGCGGGTAATGAGTGCTGTACATAAGCGGATGCATTATGCGATGCGGCAGGAGTTTAAGATTCTTGCGCGGGTTATGTCGGAGAGTTTACCGCAGGAGTATCCGTATAGTATCGCGGGCAGTGATCAGGCGGTTATGGCGAGTGATTTTGATGACCGTGTGGATATCATACCTGTTTCTAATCCTAATGTATTTAGTCAGGCGCAGCGGATTGCGTTAGCTCAGACTAAGTTACAGTTAGCGACTCAGGCTCCTGATATGCATAATATGCACGAAGTATTCAGGGATATGTATGAGGCGTTGGGTGTAACAGATACCGACAGGATATTGAAATCGATGCCGGACGAGGAGCCGTTGCCCACGGACCCTGCACAAGAGAACATCAACGCACTGGACAACATGAAGTTGTTTGCGTTTCAGGGTCAGAATCATCAGGCGCATATTATGTCTCATTTGGTTTTTGGTTCGAGTCCTATGGTTGCTCAGATGCCGCCAGTTGCTTTGGGTATGCAGAAGCATGTCATGGAGCATGTCAAGATAGCGGCCCAGGAACAGGCTATGGCACAAATGTCACAAATGGGTCCTATGGATGCGGATCAGCAGGAATTGCAATTTGAGGCTTTGGTTGCACAGTTTGTGGCAGAGGGTATGCAACAGGCGAAGCAGCTATCGGCGCAAGTGTCTGGTGCAAATCAGCCGGATCCGTTAGTAAAGTTAAAAGAGCAAGAGTTACAGATACGGGCACAGTCAGAGCAAACGGATGCTCAACTGGACCAACAGAAATTGCAGCTTGACGCGCAAAATCAGCAGATGCGTGGAGAGCAGTTTGAGAAGAGGTTGGCAAGTCAAGAACAGCAGACCGCGGCTCGAATTGATAGTGCAATGCAGCGAGAACTACTTAAACAAAGAGGAAAGTAAAATGTCCAAGGTAAAAATTGTAGTAAATACGCCTACAAAAGCTCCCAAGCCTGAGACAGTCGGTAAGCCTAAAACACCGCCAATGGCGAGTGACACCATGAAGAAAGTGAAGACTCGTGGTACAGGCGCGGCAATCAAAGGCACCACTCACATGGGCTAAGTTATGGACCCCATAACTTGTGTGGCTATGGCAACGGGCGCTTTTAAGGGATTAAAGGCGGCTATTGGTGCAGGCAAAGATTTACAAGACATGACGGGACAGCTTGCCAATTGGGGCAAGGCGTTCAGTGATTTCACAAACATAGAAGAGCGGGAGAAGAATCCTCCGTTTTGGAAGAAGACGTTTAGGGGGTCTGACGAAGAGACTGCTTTAGAGATCTTTGCGAACAAGAAAAAAATGGAACAGATGAGAGAAGAGATAAAAGATCACATCTCTTGGAACTATGGGCCGAGTGCCTGGAAAGAAGTTTTAGCTATTGAGGCGAGAATGAGAAAACAGAGAAAAGATGAGTTATATAGAAAACAAGAGCAGATGGATGCTTTAATAAATTTTGCAATAGGGTTTGTTATATTTGGTATAGGGGCCGCTTTATTGTTTGGGTTGTTTTATCTTTGGGGTAGCAAGCAAGGTAGGTGGTAGATGTGGGTATTGTTATGGGTTCAATTAGCAACTGCCGGATTGGAACACTATCATATTGGTAGCTATACCAAACAAGAAGTTTGTGAACTAGCTAAAGCAGACGCTAAAGTTCTTGTGACTAGCGATAAATCAAAAGTTGTGTGCATTAAAATAGAATTGTGATTGTAGTTGAGCGGCGTGGAAAATACATAATATATGACAAATCGGGGAAAGTTGTTATAATAACGCGGGAAAAAAGAATAGCAATTGCGTATGCGAGGGCGAAGAGATGACAGAATTTGATAAAGCCGATACTAATAAAAATGGTGTTATAGAAAAAGCAGAGTGGAATAAGATTGCTTTGGAAGATCGTCGGTTAGAGATGATTGATCGCGATCTCAAGCGCAATGCAGAGCGTAGATTTACCGCTTTTGCTTTGATGGGGATGTTGATTTACCCGTTTATAATACTGCTTGCTTCTGTCCTTGGATTTGACAAAGCAGCAAGTTTAATTACAGATATAGCAAGTGTGTACGTTATAGCGGCTTCCGGGGTGGTGGCGGCTTTTATGGGTTTTAATGCATACAGCGCAAAGGCTGAGAGCAAGAAAACCAGTATACAGATGGAGGAAAACTAATGTTACAATCTATAATTGGACCTATTGCGGGTCTGGCGGGCAGTTGGCTTGATGCAAAGTCTCAAGCACAGGCTGCAAGTGCAAAGTTAAAACTTACGGAAGCCGAGGCAAAAGCTAAGATAATGCTTAGTAAAGAGACTTCTGTTGCAGACTGGGAGCGTATTATGGCGCAAGGCTCTCAATCAAGTTGGAAAGACGAGTGGTTTGTAATTGTCCTGTCTATCCCGCTTGTTTTGGCGTTTATCCCAGGGACTGAAGGTTGGGTGGATAAAGGCTTTGAACAGCTTTCCAAAGCACCAGACTGGTATTTTTACAGTTTAGGTATCGCAATCTCTGCCTCGTTTGGTGTCAGAGGCGTACAAAAATTCTTTAAGAGGTAATTATGGCTGATATGAAAATACCTGTTGCGTTAGTTTTTGCTATGGCAGTACAATTAGTTGGTTTGGTGTGGTATATCAGCAACATTGTGCATGATATTGAGCATTTACAAGGCCAAGTATCCGCGCAACAAGATATTATTAATTTATTAAATGATGATGTAAACGATCTGTGGGTATTTTGTACCTTCACAGAGAATAAATGGGCCGAAGCCTACATAGACGATATGGTATATGAACGTGTTTGTGGATCAAAAGAGGTTGTACAACAATGACATTAAACAGAAAGAAAAAAGCTACGGTGAAGAAAGTCATCAAGGGTTTGAATAAAGCTTCTAAGCTTCACGCCAGTCAGGCAAAGAGGCTAAAGAAAGTTATAAAAGGTAAAAAGTAATGAGTGAAGCATTAAAAACATTACAGGAAAAGATAGGATCTTCACCTGACGGTGCTTTTGGTCCCAACACTGCAAAGAAAATATGTAATCATTATGCTTTAAATCCAGAACGAGGGGCACATTTTCTTGGTCAGCTTGTACATGAGAGCGGAACCTTTCGTTACACGGAAGAAAATTTAAATTATTCTACGGAATCTATTCTTAAAGTGTTTGGTAAATACTTTGAATCAGAGAGTGACGCAGAAAAATGTGCTAGAAATCCTCAAGCTTTGGCAGATCGCGTATATGGCGGTAGAATGGGCAATGATGGACAAGGGTATTTGTGGAGGGGCCGCGGATTTTTACAATGTACTGGGAAAAATAACTACTCTCAGTTTGCGGCGGACATGGATTTGCCGGAGATAATGAAGGATCCTGACCTTGTTGCTTCAAAATTCCCTATGGAAAGTGCTATTTGGTTCTTTCATAGAAACAAATTGTGGGATATTTGTGATAACGGAGTTGATGACGATACCATTAAAACGATTACTAAAAGAGTTAATGGAGGGTACAACGGTTTGAAGCACCGAAAAGAAGAAACACAAAAAATATATAAGTGGCTTAATATATAATTGCATATTATCTCAAAATATCTTAGTATCTCTCATATAAGAAAAGGTGGGAATATCTAAGAATGGATGAGATATATGTTGCGGAAGCAGTTTTTCGCATTATAAGGGATCGTAGACAAGGTGTTGTTGACTTAATGCAGTATGGCAATATCAAGTCTATGGAGCAATATCGTGAGCTTATGGGGAATATGGAAGCCCTGAATCATGTGGAACAGGAACTCAAGGGCCTGCTAGATAAACAGGAGCGAAGCAATGACTGAGAGCGCAAAAGTTGATTTAACTGGAGTAAAAGAGGCTGTCGCAAGCCTTGGAGAGGCTTATAAAGAGCCGTCAGTTAAAGTTTTAGACCCAAATGCTATAAGCGGGTCACTTCTAGAAAGAATGCCCAATCCTACAGGATGGAGAATTTTGGTTTTACCTTATCGCGGTAAGGGGAAGACTGAAGGCGGTATATTTTTGCCGGATTCTGCTGTGGAACAACAAAAAATTTCAACACAGGTTGGTTATGTGTTGAAAGTTGGCCCTCTGGCCTATCAAGACCCAGAAAAATTTCCTTCTGGCCCTTGGTGTGCGGAGAAAGAATGGGTGATGTTTGCACGTTATGCGGGTTCACGCTTTGCCATTGATGGCGGAGAGGTTCGTATTTTGAATGATGACGAGATTTTGGCTCGAATTAATGAGCCAGAAGACATTTTGCACTACTAGGAGGATTTTATGGCAGAACAACAAGAACAATTAGAGATGGAAGTAGATACTGACACTGAGGTTGTAGTAGAAGCTTCGGAAGAACAGTCTGATCAAGAAAATGTAGAGATCGTAGAAGAAGATCAGTTTGATAAGGCTCAAAGTTCCACTCAAAAACGTATTGACAGGCTTACTAAAAAGATGCGGGACGCACAGCGTCGCGAGGAAGAGGCAATTAACTATGCAAAGCAAGTTCAAGATGAGTCTACGAAACTAAAGCAAAGATTTAGTGCTTTAGATAACAATTATGTTACCGAATACTCAAATCGAGTGTCTACTCAGATGGAGCAGACGGAAAAAGAATTAGCACGAGCTATGGAACTTGGGGATACGACGGCGGTTGTTGAGGCTAATAAGAAGATGATCGCTCTGTCTGCTGAAAACGAGAGAGCTAATCAAGCAAGAATAGTGCAAGAAAAACAAAAAGAGTTATCTCAATTGCAGGCTGCTTCGCCACAGCAACAACAAGCCGTGCAGCAACAACAAATTAAAAGGCCCGACCCTAAAGCCCAAGACTGGGCTGCTCGAAATGACTGGTTTGGGCAGGACGAAGCCAAAACTTTTGCAGCTTTTGGCATACATAAAAAGCTTGTCGAAGACGAAGGGTTTGACCCCACGAGCGATGAGTACTATACTGAACTTGATCGCCGCATTTCCGACACATTCGGAGGTAACGCGAAAAACGCAGGCAAACGACCCGCTCAGACGGTTGCAGGCGTATCAAGATCCAATTCTGGGCGCAGCAGTGGGAAAAAGGTTAGACTCACCCCTAGCCAAGTCGCAATCGCGAAAAAATTGGGTGTGCCGCTAGAAGAATATGCGAAATACGTGAAGGAGTAACACAATGACTGATAGCACAAACGATTCAATCAAGCGTACTTCTCGCGCTAATCAAACAAGGGAAAAAACGGCGCAAAGGCGTCCGTGGGCACCCCCGTCAATGTTAGATGCACCGCCTGCCCCTGATGGGTTTGCGCATCGTTGGATTCGAGCCGAAACGCGAGGATTTGATGATACAAAAAACATCAGTGCTAAAATGCGGGAGGGTTGGGAACTTGTTCGTAAGGACGAATACCCTGACTTTGAATCTCCCGTCGTAGAATCAGGAAAATATAAAGGTGTGTTTGGAGTAGGCGGACTGATACTTGCTCGGATTCCCGTTGAGACGGTTCAGGAGAGAACTCATTACTTTAATAGTAAATCGAGGGATCAAATGGATGCAGTTGACTACGATATGATGAGAGAGAATCAACATTCAACCATGACGATTGAAAAAGCCAATCGTCAGTCTCGTGTAACCTTCGGTGGCCCTCGTAAAAATTAGGGTCGCCCCATTAGGAGAAAACTAAAATGGCAAATCAAAATACTGCCTTCGGTTTACGTCCTATCGGGCTTGTTGGAAACGGTGTTAATTCTACTGGGGTAACTCAGTATGAAATCGCTTCTAACAACACCAATCCGATCTTCCAATACTCTTTATGTGTGCCCACTGCGGCAGGCGTAATAGATCATGCGGGAGCGACTAGTGGGGGTACTACTCCCGCTCTTGGTGTTCTGATGGGCGTAGAATACGTTGACTCAGTTTCGAAAAAACCAACCTTTCTTAGTTATTGGCCTGGTTCGAACAGTGTCAGCGTGGATACTAACCACCCTGTTAAGGCTTTTGTAGCTGACAATCCAAATCAGTTGTTCAAGGTAGCAACTGACGCAACGATCACAGATCGTGCGACAGCCCTAACGGCTGTTTTTGCAAATGCGTCTTTAGGCACATCTGCACGTACTGGTTCTACCAATACGGGTAATTCAAACTCAGCTTTGAGCGTGTCTTCAATCGCCACTACTGCAACACTTCCGTTGCGTATTGTCGGTATAATGGATGACGAAGCAAACAGCGATTTCGCTGCTGCGGGTATTCCATTGATTGTAAGAATCAACGCTCATTTCAATGCAACCACGTCGCGGTTTGATTCTCAAACCACTGCGACTACAACAGGCACATAAGGAGAGCGTAGTATGGCTATATCACGCGCACAACTAGCTAAAGAGCTAGAACCTGGCCTAAATGCATTGTTTGGGTTAGAATATAATCGTTACGAGAACGAGCATTCTGAAATCTTTGAAGAAGAGTCATCTGACCGTGCTTTCGAAGAAGAAGTAATGCTTGGTGGTTTCTCAACTGCACCTGTAAAATCTGAAGGCGGAGCCATCAGTTTTGACGATGCAAAAGAAACATACACTGCTCGTTACACTCACGAAACCATTGCTTTGGCTTTCTCAATTACAGAGGAAGCAATTGAGGACAACCTATATGATCGTCTAGCTTCTCGTTATACGAAAGCTCTTGCACGTTCGATGGCTCAAACAAAGCAAATCAAGGCGGCATCTATATTGAACAATGCGTTCAACACAGGTGCAAACGCTATAGGGGATGGCGCAGCATTATGCTCAAACGCACACCCTTCTCTGTCAGGTAACCAAACCAATATTTTGGCAACTGCGGCAGACCTCAATGAAACCTCTTTAGAGCAAATGCTTATTGATATTGCAGGTTTTACTGATGAGCGTGGTCTTAAAATTGCAGTCAGCGGTGTGAAATTAATCATACCAAAAGAATTGCAGTTTATTGCAGAACGAGTGCTTAACTCAAACCTACGTCCGGGAACAGCGGATAACGACGCAAACGCAATGAAGAACATGGGAATGATTCCTCAAGGCGCTGTTGTTAACCACTTCTTAACAGACACAGATGCGTATTTCATAAAGACAGACGCACCTAACGGGTTTAAGTACTTTAATCGTGCCCCAATCAAAACAGCTATGGAAGGCGATTTTGATACAGGTAACATGCGATTCAAAGCTCGTGAGCGTTACAGCTTCGGTGTATCCGACTGGCGTACAGTTTTTGGAACTCCAGGCGCAGCCTAAGTTTCAATACAATTTTATGGGAGAGAGCCGCTTTTGCGGCTCTTTCTTTTTTTATTTTATGTGTTATAGTAAATTATCCCTGACAGCGGCATGAGGCTGCTGACGTAACCCAAGACAGGAGATCCACATGGGTACTACAACTTTTTCAGGTCCGATTCGGGCAGGTAATATTAGAAATACAACGGGTTCTACCGTTGGAACCGACATAGCAAACGTTGGCTATGTTGTAATGACTCAACAACATGTAATGGACATTTCTGGCGGCGCTGTTGCAGCAGAAGCCACAAACGTAGTGATTCCCGCTAACTCAAAAATCGTAGACATAATTATTGATTTGGAAGTGGCTGCTAACACTACAACAAATATTAGTGTTGGTGATACTGTAGGCGGTGCAGCGACTCTGGTTAATGCTGTTGCTTCTGGAACCACTGTAGGTATTAAAGCGTTAGGCGCTTCTGGTGGTGGTACACTTACATGGAAGAACACAGGTACATCCGATTTAAAATTAACAGCTACCTCAAGCGCGGGTACAAATGCGGGATCAGTTGTTATAACCGTAATGTATGCTCAGGCTTTTAACACTGCTGTTCAAGCTTAATAAGAGGATTTTTAGATGGCTAATTCAGACGTAAAAAGCAAACGTCTGACGGGAACAGGCGCGGCAGCAGTTGGTCGCGCACGTTTACGGCAGATACAAGTTCTTACAGGCGGTGGCGCGGGTAGACTTACCTTAACTGACGGAAACGGTGGTTCAACAGTTTTAGATATTGATTTTTCTGCATCTGAAACTCATTCGGTGAACATCCCTGACGAAGGTATTTTGTTTACTAGCGATATTCATGTTTCAGTGGCTACTAACGTCACCGCATTGACTATTTTCCATAGTTAAGGTGACCCTATGGCGTCTAAGGTAAAAACAACGTCGTCTAAAGAAAAGAAACGCAAAAGCGACAGTATGCCGAAGCGTAATAAAAAGAATTTCCGCCCTACAGAAAAGGGGGCGGGAATGACGGAAGACGGAGTTAAAGCCTATAGAAGAAAAAACCCTGGGTCAAAATTAAAAACGGCGGTTACAGGAAAAGTTAAAAAAGGAAGTAAGGATGATAAACGGCGTAAATCATTTTGTGCTAGGTCCGCAGGACAAATGAAAAAATTTCCAAAAGCTGCAAAAAATCCTAATTCACGTTTGAGACAAGCTCGAAAAAGATGGAAGTGTTAATGGATATAAATGATCTTTTAAATCGTTTGGAAAGACATGAAGCTGAATGTAACGAACGATACAAAAAAATAGATAAACAACTTGATAAATTAGACATGCGTCTATGGGGAATAGCGATTCTAATCGTAGCTACCGCAATTGCAGGAAAGTTTTTATAATGGCTTATTCAAAGAAATCAAAAAAAGCTTCAAAGAAAAGTAAAGGAAGCAAGATCTGCCCTGCCGGAAAAGCGTGGGCAGAAAGAACTTTTGATACCTACCCTAGTGCATATGCCAACATGGCGGCATCTAAATACTGTAAAGATCCTAATTATGCCAAAGGGGCAAAGGGGAAGAAAAGTGGGTGAGCTTAAAAAGTGGCGAGATCAAGATTGGGTAAGGATTGGTACTGATGGTAAAATCAAAGGTAAATGCGGCACTTCAAAGGATAAAAAGAATCCTGACAGGTGTCTTCCAAGGTCTAAAGCGAATAGTCTTTCGAAAGCCGAAAGAGCAGCCACTGCCCGAAAAAAGAAAAGTGAAGGCAGTAAAGGCAAAACCTTTGTCAAAAACACAAAAGAAGCAGAAGTCAAGTTCGCAAGCAACGGCGGTGCAATCGAAAGGCAAGAAGCCAAGAGGCCGTCCCCCAAAAACAAAAAAGGTAAAAAAGGAATCGTAGCTAGAGGTTGTGGTGCAGTATTGTCAAACCGTAGAAAAAGAACCACTGGTTCTGTATCTGCATAATTTTTGAAAGGAGATAAGGATGGCAATGAAGAGTAAGGGTAAAAGATCAGGTGGCGCAAAAGTCCGTACAAGATCTAAAGGCGGTGCAATGGGTGGCGTCAAGCGTCGGTCAAAAGGTGGCGCAATGGGCGGTGTAAAACGTCGGTCAAAAGGTGGCGCAATGGGCGGTAAAAAAATTATAAAAAGAACGGGCGGCGGTAGTGTTAAAGCTGCCTCAAGAACAAGTCCTTCAACGGCTAAAGCCAACAAGATGGGCGCACAGATGATGCAAAGGGCTAAAACGTTAGAAGATAAAGATTTTCAAAAAGCCTATAATTATATAATGAAAATGGTTGAAAAGAAGAAAAAATGATTTTTTATCAAAAGAAAAAGTAATGGCGTATTTACATTCAAATGTGCCTTACTTTAAGGCATGGGTTCGCCGTGAATACACTCATAACCACGAGAAGTACCACGGCGAATTTTTACATGCGATGGTTATTGGGGTTACCACGATGCCTAATAGGTGTCTAAGTTTTCAAGTTATATTTACTGGAAGTGAAGCTGAAGGGGATGAAGAGGATACTGTACATGGGGGCGCGATGTGGGCGAGAATGCCGTTGACGGCGCTTGTTGCAGATATACCACTTGAAGAGTGGCCTGAACCGATGGAAACTTACGATGCGCAACCGTGGGATTGTGCGTCTTATCACAATTCGGTTTTTGTTATGGACCGGGCTACACCTTGTCCGTGGCTTGCTAAGATTGATGGTAAAATGCATCCTGCAAAGTATTTGT